TGATGGCGTACAATATATACACGGAGAAGCTGGAACTGCAAGAACTAAATGTAGAGCTGATATGCAAAGTACTATTCAAGGGCATTTACATACTCAATGTTATACAGAATGGTATGTAGGTCAAAACTTCAAAGTATTTGGTAGTCAGGTAGGATGTGGGATAGATGCAACTGCTTATGCTATGGCATATGCTAAAAGAGGAAAGAAACCAGCCATTGCTTGTGCAGTAGTGTTAGGAGGACATACAGTAATCAATGAATTAATGGAATTATGATATTAGACGTTGATAGCAAATTAAAAAAAGAAGTTTGGAGTTTTTTAAAAGAAAACAATATCGGTAATAGGTCAAACGCAAATGGAAATAAAGAAGAACAATTTGTAGGTTTATTAGGAGAAATTTTAGTTAAAAGACATTTAAATATAGAGCATAATTATTCTAATGGATTTGATGGTGGGTATGATTTTATTTACAAAGGTAAAAAATTTGATGTAAAAACAATGGGTAGAAATGTAGACCCAAAAGATTATTATGTAAATAATTTTATTTGTTATCAATTAGATTATGAATGTGATGGATATGTATTTTGTTCTTTAAATAAAAAAACTAATAAACTTACTATATGTGGTTGGGTTACTAAAGAAGAATTAAAATCTAAAGGAGAGTTATTTATAAAAGGTCAAACAAGACAAAGAACAGATGGCTCTACGTTTAAATTAAAAGCACCTACTTTAGAAATAAAAAATAATAAGTTAAATAATATTAAAGATTTATGAAAAATAAAAAATACACAACTAAAGAAAGATTTAAGATACTTGAATCTACAGTAGCCACTTTATATGTAGCAATAGAAAAGCAATCAAAAAAAATAGATGTGATAGATAAATTTCTAACTAAAGCTACAAAAGATTACAAAGAAGACTAGTATATATTAACAAAATTGTTTATATTTGCACAAAACAAAACAAAATGAAAAAAGAAGTAACAGTAGAATATGACAACATAGCTTTAGTTGTTGTGGGAGAATATGAAAAAGGACAAGATGGTAATTATATGTACCCAGATTTTAGTAGTGATTTTAATTGTTTTAAAGTGCTATGTGGAGGACAAGACATTATAGATATACTAGAACAAGAAGTAATTGATGAGCTAGAGAATCAAGCTATAGAAATAATTGAAGAAAAATGGTAGTTTTATTTGATGCAGACAGTTTAGTGTATTCTTCTTGCTGTGGTGTTGATGACATACTAGATGAAGCTATAGGAAAGTTTGATGAGATATTTATGTCAATTGTAAATAGACTAGAAGAAACCTACCAAATAGAAAGAGTAATTACTTTTAACAATAGCAAAGGTAATTTTAGAAAACTACTAGACACTAACTATAAAGCAAACAGAAAGAAACAAGAACATCCTAAATTACTATATGAGATGCACGAACATATAGCAGAGATATATAGCACAAAGAGTTCTTATGGTGTAGAGACAGATGATTTAGTAGCAACATATTGGAAAACACTTACAGACGAATTAGGACACAACAACGTAATAATAGTATCGCTTGATAAGGATTATATGCAACTACCAGCATTAATTTATAACTACCATTATAATCATCAATGTATTTATGATATAACACATCAACAAGCATTATATAACTTTTACGAGCAAATGATAATTGGAGATAGTGCAGACAATGTAAACTACTGCAAAGGGTATGGTAAGGCATATGCAATAAAACTTTTCAAAGATTGCAAGACACATTATCAATTTACAAAAAAGACATACGAACTATTTAAAACAATATATAAATCAAAAGCAAAATTAAAATACATACAATGTTATAACCTTTTAAAATTAAGAACAAAATGAAAACAAAAACAAAACAATTACAAACTGGAACTTTTAACCCATTTTATCCAATCAATGAATTAAAAATGGCAAGTGTAAATAGAGAAATTACATTATCACACGCTGAAAACTTTAAATCTAAACTTGTAGATTACGGATGGTTAATGCCAATAGTTGTATCTTCTAAAGGAGATGTTATTGAAGGACATCATAGAATTGAATCTGCAAAACTTTTAAAACAAAATACTTTACCAGCATATATAATAGACTGGGTAAATACAAGTAAAGAAAGTGAACATCTTAAATGTATAATAAGTTTAAACAATGGAAACAGAGCTTGGAGTATGTTAGATTATTTAAAAGCTTTCTCAAATTATAATGAAGATTATAAATTAGTGTATAATGTTTATAAATCTAACAATAACAATATTACTGTTGGAAATATAATTCATCTTTTTTTTAAACCAAGCAATCAAAATTTTAAAAAAGGTTTAGCTAAAGTAGAAGACAAAAAGTTTTCACATTATATTTTAAATAAAATATCTGATTTAAATCAAACATATGGATATAAAAAAATAGTTGCTTATTGTGTTAGAGAATTTATTGCTGTAGCTTGGAACAAAACAAATAAAGATATAAAAACAATAGATTATCTATTTAAGCAATATGAAAAAATGGTAAAATCTAATCATCCATCAGCTACATCAATTCCAGACTTTAGACCTACATTAGAATTATATTTAAATCAATATAATATGATAAACAAAAATAAATGAAAATACTAAACTTATATGCTTGTTTAGGAGGTAATAGATACAAGTGGGGAGATGAACACGAAATAACAGCAGTAGAATGGGATGAGGAACTTGCAAAACTATATCAAGAAAGATTTCCTAATGACAAAGTAATAGTTGCAGATGCACATCAATACTTATTAGACCACTACAAAGAGTTTGATTTTATATGGAGTTCTCCACCTTGCCCTACCCATTCAAGGGCAAGAGGATGGAATACCAAGCTTGAAACCAAATACCCAGATATGAAGCTGTATGAAGAAATAATAATGCTTGAGACAGTTTCAAAAGGAGAAAACCCAAGATTTAAAGGTAAGTATGTAGTAGAAAATGTTATACCTTATTATCAGCCACTTATAATAGCGCAAAAGAGAAATAGGCATATGTATTGGACTAATTTTAAACTTCCAAACATATTAAGTTATAGAGAACAAGCTAAAATATCTTCTGGGTTAAATGAAATAAAAAAACTTTGTGAATTTCACGATTACGACTTTAGGCAATATAAAGGGAAACAAAGTGTCCAAAAAGTAGCAAGAAACCTTGTAGACTATGAAGCTGGTAAAACAATACTTGATACAGTAATGGGAATAAGAAGAAAAGAAAATATTAATCAAATAGAATTATTTTAATGAGAGCAAGCCAACCACACTATGAAAACGGAAAAGGATATGATGTTATAGATTTCATCAAAGACTACAACTTAAACTTCAATAGAGGAAACATAATAAAGTACATAAGCAGAGCAGACAAGAAAGACCACGAACTAATGGATTTACTAAAAGCTAAAGACTATCTTGAAAGAGAGATTGAATATGTACGAAACACAAGGACTCAAGAATGATATAATATATCAATTTTATTACATTACATTATACGACTACGAAAAAGGAGCTGAATTAGACGAATTAAGAATTATCTTATACGACTATGAAGACAAAGAGATGTACTTGGAATGTGAAGGAATTAAACTAGCAATAGAAAAAATAGAATTTACACAATTAATACAAAATATAATAGATGACAACGAAAGAGATTAAAGAATTAGTAGAAGGAGAGTTAGGATATAGAATAAATGTAAACTCAAGAAAAAGAAGCATAGTCTATGGTAGAGCTATATACTTTAGAATATGTAAAGACAGAACAAACCTATCACTTAAGAAAATAGGACAAACATTAAATCTTGACCATGCAACAGTATTACACTGTATAAATAATATATTCCCTACATTTGAAATGTATAATCCTAAATATATGGAAATATACAATAGAATAATAGCAACAGAAGAATATATACCTAAACACCAAAAATTAAAGACACTACAAGAAGAACATAGAAAACTAGAGACAAGATTCAAGTTCTTAAAAGAAATAAAAATAGACCCAAAGTTAAGACCTCTATTAGAAACAATACAAGAAATACCAGAAGAACAATTACCAGTAGCAGAATATAGAATTAAAAGAGTTATTAATAGATTAAAAGAATTTGAAGAATAACAAAAATAATATGGAAAACAAAACTTGCAGCAGATGTAGAAAAACAAAATTAATTGATGAATATTCAAAAGGTTACACTTTTTGTAAACAATGCAAAAGAGAAGACTACCACAATAACCCACAAAGAAAAATAAGACAAAATCAAGTAAGAAAACAAAGATATGAAAATGACCCAGTATATAGAGAAATAGTAATATTAAGAAG